CACTCAGAGGAGGTAAGGAAGCCTAAAAAGACTCAATTTATAGTTAATGATATTACACTTGAGGCATTAGTTGACTTGCATGAAGAGAATAAGAATGCAGTTGGAGTGTTTAAAGATGAGCTTGCAGGATGGTTTAAAGATATGAACAAATATAGGGCAGGTTCTGACCTTGAGTTTTGGTTATCTTGTTGGAGTGGTAAGGCTGTAAGTATGAACAGAAAAACTGCAAAGAGTTCATTTGTTGACAAACCTCACATCCCTGTGCTTGGAGGTATCCAGCCAAGTATCTTTGATCAGTTTAATACAGAGGAGAACAAAGAGAATGGATTTACAGATAGGATGTTAATAACCTTCCCTGATTTGTATGTTGATACTTACAATGAGAATGAGATGGATGATCGTATCTTAATTTGGTATGATGAGTATGTTGTTAAGTTCTTTGATACAGTTAAAAGAGAGTGGGTTAAATACAATCAAGAGGATGACATTGAGCCTATTAAGGCAATACTATCACCAAAAGCTAAGATACAATGGATGAGAATATTCAATAAGATTACTGAAATGCAGAACAGTGATAGTGAGAATGAATATATGAAGTCAATGTTACCTAAGCAAAAGAGTTATATCCCAAGATTTGCACTCCTTCTCAATGCTTTATGGAGTTATGATATTGAAGAGAATGATGGCTCTTATAGTATGATAGGTGCAGATGCTATGTTAAAAGCTGAGAAACTATCTGACTACTTTATTAACATGAGTAAAAAAGTTAAGATTGAATCACAGGATAAAAAGGATATGAAGTATATTATTAAGGCAGACCAAAGTATGAACTCATTTGATAAATTTAAGTCTCTTTATACTCAAAATAAAAACCTTAATCAGTCAAAAGCAGCAGAGATATTAGAAGTATCAAGGCAGACAATTAATAAATATATTAAAAAGATAGAAAATGAATAAAAAATACTTTATAATCACAGTAGGTGAAGACCTACAAAATACTATTCTATTTGATTTAACTGATAAACTAAAAGAGCAAGGTCATTATTTTATAGTTAATTGTACTTCAAATAAAAATCAGTTTGATGTCAAAAGAGTAACATTGGAAGAATTTAATGAATTTAATGTAAATTGGTATGAATAAAATTAACAAATCAAAACTCAATGCTCTCATGATGGAGAGCTTGAAACTTAAGTATCCAAACATGCCAGAGGCATACATTCCAAAGACTGAATGGAATGATAACAATGCCAATGCTTTGACAAAGTGTGTGATTGCATGGATACAGTTCATGGGAGGTCAAGCTGAGAGAATATCCTCACAAGGACAGTACAGGGAAGGAGCTAAGATACAAGTTGGCTCAGGTATGATGGCTCACACAAAGCAACTGCCAGGGAAGTGGACACCTGGACAAAGCACCAAAGGAACTGCAGATATTTCTGCCACCATAAGAGGGCGGTCAGTTAAGCTCGAGGTAAAATTTGGGAAGGATAGACAGTCAGATGCTCAGAAGGAATATCAAGCAGCCATTGAGAGAGCCGGTGGAGTGTATATCATAGTGAGAGACTTTGATAGTTTTGTTAAGTGGTATGAATCATTTGTATTAGGATTATGAAAATACTTAATTTATACGCTTGTTTAGGTGGTAACAGATACAAGTGGGATGAGGTAGCAGATATTGAAGTAACAGCCGTTGAACTTGACCCTGAAGCGGCACGTTTGTACAAAGAACGTTTTTCTAATGACACGGTAATAATAGCAGATGCGCACCAATATTTACTTGACCATTACAAAGAGTTTGATTTTATTTGGAGTTCGCCACCTTGTCCAAGTCATTCACGAATAAGAATAAGTCAAAAAAGTAGGGAAAGTTTTCTTCCAATTTACCCTGACTTAAAACTTTATGAAGAAATTTTATTTTTAGAAAATTATTTTAAAGGTAAGTATTGTGTTGAAAATGTAATACCTTATTACGAGCCATTGATTGCAGCACAAAAAAGAGGTAGGCATTTGTACTGGGCTAATTTTATTTTACCAAATAATTTAAATGAACGTAAAGAAGGTAAAGGGTTGGTATGTGCTCATGTAAAAGATGAAGTAAAAAAGTTAAGTGAATTTCATGATTTTGATTTTACACAGTATAATGGAGAACAAAGGATTGATAAAATGGCACGTAACTTAGTAGACTACGAAGCTGGCAAAACAATACTTGAAACAGCTTTAAATATAATTAGAAAATCGGATACAAAACAAACTTCAATATTTGATTACCTATGAAACACCGTCCATCCCCATTAGTCAGATATGATGTGTATATCAAGAGCCTCAAGAGGAGGAACAGAGCAGTTAGGAGCACTATCAACAATGAGTCAACAGATAATTGTTAATAACTTTAATTTGTAAATATGCAAAGTTTTATTATCTTTGATGAAATTAAAAAATCAGTTATGCAAAAAGAAATCAAAACAGCTACCGAAAAAATTAAGGAGCTCAATGAGTTAGGCAACACGCTTACTCTACACCAAAAGTTACACCGTTGTAAGTTAGCAATCGGTAAGGTAATTAAGAATGCACAAAGTCATCATTCTAAGTATGCAGACCTCAATGCCATACTGGATGCGGTTGAGCCTATCTTATTAGAGAACGGCATGATATTATTACAGCCTATCCAAGGTAACAGTGTATGTACTCAGATAGTAGATGTTGACTCAGGAGCTATGCTTGAATCATGTATGGACTTACCTCAAGGAGTCAATCCTCAAAACATGGGTTCTGCTATCACTTACTATCGTAGATACACATTACAGTCAGCTTTATCATTACAGGCTGTTGATGATGATGGTGAGAAGGCAAGCAAAGAGGAGCAGCCAAAAGAGATAGTCAAAGAGACATTATCAACTGAGCGTTTCAACAATGCATTAATTAAGATCAAGGCTAAGGAGTTCACAGTTGAGGAGCTCAAGTCTAAGTTTCACCTAACCAAAGAACAGGAGGCACAGCTATGAAATGGAGACCATCACAATTAGGTAAGCTCATGACCAACTCAAGGAGTAAGTCAGATCCATTGTCTGAGACTGCAAAGAGTGAGATTAGAAAACTTGCTAAGCAGGATTTCTTTGGATATGAGCTCAACATCAAAACTAAGCCAATGATTAAAGGCACTGATTGGGAGCATGAAGGTATCAAGTTACTCAATGAGGTGAGATTTACAAATAAGTACGTTAAAAACAATCTAAGAGTAGAGAATGACTACATGAGTGGATGCTGTGACATTATAACAGATGACCTCATCATTGACATCAAGAGCTCATGGTCATTAGATACCTTCCCTGCAACACCATCAGAAGGTGAGAACTCAGATTATGAATGGCAAGGTAGAGCATATATGTGGCTTTATGATAGACCAGCCTTTGAGTTAGTCTATACCATGTACACTACACCCGATGACCTACTCACTGAATGGGATAACTTATCCATCCATAGAGTTAATCACATACCAATGCACCATAGAGTAACTGTGCTAAGCTATGAGAGAGACATGGAGAAGGAGGAGCAGATAAGAGAGAGACTTATCTACTGCAATGAGTATTATAGTAAGTATATTAATGAACTAAATAATAAATAATGTCAGAATCAACAGTCAAAGGAGCTATCAAGCTCATCAATGAGGTGAAGGTCATCTCAGACAAGTTCTCAGTGAGAGAGTTTGTAATCACAACACCTGATCCAAAGTATCCACAGGATATACTGTTCCAAACAATCAATGATAAGATGGATGTCTTAGAGTCATTGGGTGTAGGTCAGCAAGTGGAAGTGTCATACAATGTTAGAGGCAGGGAGTTCAATGGGAGGTATTACAATACTCTTGATGCATGGAAAATTGAGGTAACAGGATCTAAGCCATCACAGCCAAGTACACAACCAATAGAATTAGACGATGACCTCCCGTTCTAAGACAGTCTACATCAAAGATGGTGAGACGCTTACTGACTCAATCAGAGCAGAGTTGTTTGATAAGCTATCAAGGAGATATAAAGTTGTTCACCTTGCAGAGGATGTTGGAGTGGATAAGTTTCAAATGTACCGATTTATGCATGGTCAAGAGGTAACAGGTAAGTTTTATGATAAGGTGTTTAAATTTTTAATGAAATGAAAAAACATACTCAATTAATAGAGCTCATTGCTAATGATTTTTTGGATCAGAATATTTCTTCAATAGGATTCAAGCCTAATTACAGCAATAGAGATTTTATGAACACTATTATAATATTTCAAACAGCTCTCATGGATAAAATGTATGACTGTCAAACGTATGATAATATGAGCATAGAGGATAGAGAAAAAATGGCTGAGAGTTGTGGTCAATCATTAAGAAAATTAATACATACTTATACCGGATTAGATACACATAAATTTGAGGAGTTTATATGAACTACTTAGTAAGAATAATGATTTACATTGAAGGGCAGTATCATACCCCTCAAGAGATACTTGATAAGATTAACAAGTAAGGCTCTGGTAAGCCAACCCCCTGTCACTTAGATCGGCACTATGTCACGGGGGTTTATATGGTCAGGATGCGAAGTAGGGTAACGCAGCCATTATCAGGTGCTCCACTGTAAAGATATGAACAGGGCGCTGGGGGTTCGAGTCCTCCCCTGACCACTAACGGTTTGCGGCTTGGCGGTCGTTTTAATGCCGCCAAACCGCTGTTATATGAAGTGCCGACTTATTTACGATAAAGCCCAATTGAAACGATAAACAGAAAAACAAAAAGAAAAAAAAGCGATGGCAGAAATAAATTTTTATAATATAGATTGTGTTGAGTTTATGAAAACTAAAACCGACCAATACTATGACCTTGCAATAGTTGACCCACCATACGGAATAGGATTTAGTGATTATGAACGTGGAAGTAGTGGTATTAAAGTAAAGGAACGCTATACAAAAAATGGCAAAAAAGACTGGGACAAAGGAATACCAACGGATGAATATTTTGAACAACTATTTAGAGTTTCTAAAAACCAAATTATTTGGGGTGGCAATTACTTTGACTTACCACCTACTCAATGTTTCATTTTTTGGTATAAACAAAACCCTGTGCCGAATTTCGCGGATGGTGAACTTGCTTGGACTTCATTTAAAAAACCAGCAGTGTGTATTGATTACCGATATTATGGAAACTTGCAAGGCAAAACAAGTGTAACAGATGAAAAAATACACCCAACGCAAAAGCCA